TTCTTTTTGGAAGTTGAACGCATCTTTGATTTGTTGCTGTTTGAGAGCGTCTTGTTGCTCCATGTAGTTTTGTTGGTAGAGCTTCTGCATCGTATCACCAATAGCAGAAGCACCTTTCATTATCTCTGGGCTTGGGTTGAAGGAGATAGGCTGTGGATTGAAATATGCCATATTATACTCCTACACCCATGCCACTATTGTTGAAGCCATACTGTAATTGCTTCTCGGCTTCTTCTTGTCGCTTTTTCTCACGCTCACTTAATGACTTATTGTAGTTGTAAGCGTCTTTTTGTAAGTCGAATACTTTATTGCCTGTATTGTATTGGTTGTATGCGCTGAATAATTGCCCACCTACTCCAAGAGCTTTCGAGTTGTCATTCATCCAATCAAAGCCCTTGTTTAATGTGTCACCTATTCCGCTAAACCACGATGGTGCTGCTTTTGTGCCAAAATCTAATGCGTTGCCTGTTGCGTTTCCAAGTTCACTCCATACCATTTTCTATCCTTTAGAACACTATTTCCGCAAACTCTATCTCAAAATATAGTCAGTAATTTAGGGTGATTACTGACTATAGGCCAGAATGTTTTAAAATATCCAATCCAATATCGATGTCGTTTACCTTCTCGCCTTTTTTGATTCTGTCGAATGCGTTAGGCTCTGCGCCTTGTGAACTTGATGGGGTTACGGGGTCTGGCTTGTGTGCAGGTTTTGCTTGTGCGAGCATTGCGCCTGCGATGAGCTTCCATCCTTGCGCTCCCATTCCTAGCACTTGCTCATATCCGTTGCCTTGCGCCCATTGTGCGAGTTCATCAAGATTGACCTCTGGGTGTGTTTGTTTGAACTTGGACTCTTCTGCTTTGAACTGCTCAGCTCTTGCTTTCTCGGCTTCCAACTGTTGCTGTTTTTGTAAGAGTTGAGAGATGCCTAGTTTCTCTTGGGCTTGTCGCACCATTTCTTGTTCTTGCATCTGTTCAGCAGTGAGTTGTTCTTGCACGACCTCTTTCTCTTCTTTCTTATCTGCCTTAGCTTTGATGTCTGCTATCATCTTGCTTTGTTCTGCCAACATTGCTTTGATGTCTGGTATGTCACTCTTTGGCTCTTCTGCTGGTGTAGCTTGCGGTACTTCGGCTTCCATAGGTGCTTCTTCGCCCATAATCTCTGCCATTAATCCGTCTATTGCTGCTTGTTCGTCCATGTTATTCTCCTTGTGCGATTTCTAGTGGTAAGTCAATGAGCATATCAAGTAAACCTAGTCTGTCACTAGCACTTAATCTGTCTTTGGCTGGTTGTTTGATGTCTGTGATGGTTGATGCTAACTCTTCTCTAATCTCGATCATCTTTCTAAACACCGATTGGTAAACTCTGTTGCGGTACAACTCCTCCAAGTTCGGGTGGTTGACCGACTCCTGCAATCTCTGGACTAATACTATTTTGGATACTTCCGTCATTTTGTTCCTCTTTCCCTAAGAATTCATCGACATTTTTGATACCGAATAACGGTAAAACTTCTCTTACAATCTTCTCCGAAGCCTTTGCCATACGCATAGCTCCTTGCATATCTTGTAAGCCCATAGCCATTTGCATCTGTTGCCCAATCATTTGGTGCGCTTGCATTAATCCATTCTTCTGTACCTCTTTGTTTAATGCGCCTATGCCTGTGTTGAGCGTAACTTTGAAACTTGGAATACTTGTTCTATCAATGCCTGTGAAGAAGCGTTCATCTCCGTACTTCCACGCAAGGATTGCAAGTCGTTCAAATATCCTTTCAAAGAATGTCTCGTTAAATGTTCTGATGTATCCTTGCATACGAACTGAGCCTTCGTTGCTCTGTATGCTTGTCTCGGTTGCTGTTTGCTGTCGGTTTGCTCCTACTCCGTTTTGTTGGGGTGATACGCCTATCGTTTCGCTCATCTCACTGTCGATGATTTGTAGATTCATTTGTGAGCTTGATAGGTTTGGTTGTGGAACGATAGTTACGCCTGTTGGGTTTGATGTGAAGATGGGTTTGCCGACTGTCTCTAAGTCTAATCGTGTCACGCCTGCACTCTTCGCCATAACAATCTTTGGCATCAAGTGTTGCTTCATACCGTCAATCATTCTGTTGCGTGTTTCGTTCAGTTCATTCTGTAATGGAATGATGCTGTTGATGACAGGCTCACCGTAGCAGCACACATAGATGTCGTCAATCAATGCTCTAAGCTGGGGGAGTAGGTATCCCCATACGAATGGCTGTCCGTCTGTGAGCTTCACGTTCTCTCTAAAGAAGTGCGCTTCATCGTACACGGTTGATACGGACCATCCGTCCTCGTCTTGGAAGTAAACTTCTTGGAGTTTAAAACGCTCACTTTGTAACGTCTCTATGAAGATTTCATCCAAGTTCATCTTCTTGTACATTCCACTCTTCTGCATCTTCTTGATGTCGCTCGTGGTTAAGTACACGTTGTTGACGATGTATCGCACGTCCTCGCTTGTTCTTGCATTTGGGTCGAACAATACGTCCTCTATGTTCATCTTGTCGATTCTGCATCTATCTCCAGACCAATAGACTTTGACAATGGATGTTCCGATGTATGGAACTTCTTGGAAGATGGGCTGGAATGTCTTGTATAAATTAAGCACTTCGGTGTAATGGTCGATGGCTTCTTGCCATTTCTTTAATACCATATGGTTTGAGTTGATATAGCTATCGAGCTTGGCGAACTTGTCGTTGTTGAAGTAGGTCTCACTGAGTGCATCGGTGATGCGCTTGGACTTAGCGTTGACTTTTGGAAAGTAGATAGAACTCATATTCCTATCATCAAGCCATTTCTTTGTGTCTGGGTTGAGTCGCATGAAGTACGCATCTTCTGCTGTTTGAATCAGTGACTCATAGTGATTCCACCCTGTCTGTGCTTCGGTTATCATTGCAATAATGTCAGTTTGTTTCATTTTTTAACTCCATATTTTAAATGTTTGATATTTAGTTTTAGAACTTCTGCGAGCGTGTCGCAAGGCACTCCCCTTGATTGAAATTCTTTTGCTACCTCTAGTTTGTGTGACTTTGTGGGAAACTCTGATAGTCCACCTGCTGTCTCGCACACGATGAACGCAAAGAGTTTGCGCAATAGCTCATCGTCTTGGATATTGGCGAGCATCCTGATGGTTGTCGTTGGTGTGAGTCCAGCGATTAAGTCAAAGGCTTTCACCATCCACCTTTTGCCGACCAATCGTCAATGTCGTCTGCTACTTTGTAAATGATGTCGAAGTACGTCAACGCCACTGCATCTGCAAGGTCTGGTGACTTGCCGTAGTTCTTCTTGATAATGTCTTTGCTTACAAGCTGAGTCTTGCCAGCGTTGTTGTACATATACTCTATGAGTAGGAGTTCTTTGAGTAGGTCTCTGTCTTGCGGTAAGCGTGTGTAACGCAGTGATTTCTTGAAGTTGTAGTACATTTCAGCACGCTTGTTGATGTATTGGTCGTCTGTTGGGCTTGCTGATGCGTTGGCTGATATAACAGGAAGCCCTCTGGTTGAGAGTTGGTCTACTACGCCACTACCAACGCCGATAACGTCCACGAAGATAGCGTCTGGCTTCTTGTGCGCTTGATTATAGAGCGTGTGGATGATGTCGCTTAGTTCTGTTGTGCGTAGTCCTTGCCATTTCTGTATTGATTTGATGTGGTTTCCGTGTCTAATTGCAAGTACGCTTCTATCGTCTCCAAAGCGTGCAACGTCCAATCCCCATATGACTTCGCCACTATCGTCTGTATCCACCATAGCCATACTATCTTCTATTTCTTGCATAGCAAACAAGCGTGTATCGCCTATCTTCTTACACTCTCCAAGCCATACATGACGGTATAAATCATAATCAGACTCTCTCATGTGGTTCATTTGGTCTCGTAACACTTCTGGAAAGTAACAGTTATCTTCGTAGTTAATCTTTACAACGTGAGAGTTTGGCATTTCGTTTCGCACAAACTTGTTATAAACCGTGTCCTCTTCAAAGCGTGGGTTAAAGGTAATCCATATTTCGCTGTTTTCTTTACGGATTGTAGGGTCAAGAGTATTCCAACTGTCCTCACTGATAGTCTCTGCTTCTTCTATCCAGCAAATATCAACACCCTCTAGTGATTTAATCTTTGATAAGTTTGTATATAAGCCTTTGAAGATAAACTCACTACCATTTGCGTAGGCTATGCTGTCGTTCTGTACAGTCCAGCCTTTGAGTTCTAATAGGTCAATTTGGTCTTTAAGTAACTTATGGACTGATTCTTTGATTGAGTTTTGTATCTCTCTTGTGCATAGAATGCGTATAGGAGACTTCATAGCCTTGATGATGAGCATTCTTGCAACCGTCCAAGACTTTGAGCTTCCTCGTCCACCGTAGGCTACTTTATAGCGTATTGAATCCGTAGCAAAGCGTTGAAGCTTTGAGTTTAGTTCTACAACCATTTAATCTCAATATTGTTATTTGTTTGATTATTTTGAATGTTTACTTGTGAGTTTGCGTGTCGTTGATTCACGCCAAGAGTTAGTGAAGCTCTATCTGCTAAAGCTACGGCAGTGTTGATTTCATTCATATCATCGGATTGGTCTAATAGTTCATTTGCTTTTCGTAAAGCTTTCTGTGTTAACCCATAAACTAAGTTCTTATTTCGTATCGCTTCATCTGCAATATCATCTAAAATTTGCAATGTCGTTGTATTATTTGTTGTTTTTTTAACCGCTAAAATTGTTTTTGCTTCGATGTAGTCGGAGTTTACACCATTTTGCCACTGTTGTATTTTGGCTTTTCTGCTTATTTGAGACTTATCTATCCCTGTCTTATCGCTTATCTGACTTAATGAATACTGACCGCTTTCATAGTAAGCTCGTGTCCTTTCCCATTGTTCATCAGAATATGCCATTACTTTAACCCATCGCCCGTTTTAATTCGTGGAACTGTATAAACCCTATCCAACTCTTGACCGCAGTCACAATACTCTTGATCGCTGGCATCTTCCATTGGTTTATCTATCTCGATTATTTCATTGCATAAGCTGCATCGGTAGCAATATCTCATTTTTTAAGCTTCCTTGAAGTTGTGGAAGGCTCTACAATCAACGAAGTCTCTGCGGTGCGTGTCATAGCTTGGGTGAAATGTATTGTTGAGCCAATAGTTGTTGAAGTTAGATTGAGCGGAGTCCAGCCTTCGTTAAGCATTTTCTTAACGGTCGTTTTTACTTCGTCTGCTTTGCCTGTTACGAGTTCATAATCAATCATTTTATTTCCTGTTTAAGAATTAGCTGATGGGATGAGTTTGGCGCCGCCCCATCAGCTCTAAACTTTGTACAAAGCTCAAGAGTTGTACGATTGTTATTGTTGCAGTTTTGAAAATGAAAGTATCTTTTAAGATTTTTTCTTATCGGTTATTCGTTTTTGATAGAGTGGTGACGTTGTTATAAACTTCTCTAAAGCTCTGCCCATTGAAATATCTTCTTTGAGAGCTTCTTCCCATATGATTTGATTTACTGATTGTTTTATTGTTGGGTGTATTGTTACGGTTGTATCTTTCATTGAACCTCTTTGCCACTAAATTTGAACGAACGCACTCTCATTTGTGCATTTCCCTATCTACTATCGAAATCGCTTCTTCTGCGCCATATGCAACAAATGCTTTAGCGTACTCATAGCAGTTGATTGTATCAATCCAATCGTTTTGTTTATCGGATACTTTTGTGAGTGATTTCTTTGATCGTTTCATTTCGATTGCCAAAAATTTATTTGGTAGGAAGATAATCAAGTCTGGAAACCCTGCTGATAATCCTTGCGCTCTTTGCTTCTTCATGTATTGAACAGCATGGCGACCTTCGTTTGGAACGTGTGCGTGTGGTATTCGTTTAATCTTTAGCCATTGCACAAACGCAACTTGTTCTGATTCTTCTGTTGGTACAGGTACTTTTTGATTTTTGTATCGTATGTTTTCAATCACATATAACTCCATTGATAAAATATCTGCTATAAGCTCTTTCGTGATCGTCAGCAAATAACTTCACCCCACCACAGTGAATACATTGGCTTATCTCGTTTGCTTCCCATTTCTTTTTGCACGGTCTGCATTGGATTGTGTAGCGTTGTTTTACGGTTGGTTGCTTGTTTTTAGCCATTATTTACATCCAACGAAGCTTGCGACTACTGATAACGCTTCTTTAAAGGTGCAATTCATTTCATCTTGTACGAATCCGATTGCATCTGTTGATAGGTCACTCCCAAAATCCTTGATGTACCCGTCTTGTCTAATTGATGCGGACGGTGTTCTATCATCTGCCCTGTATCTGAATTTATATTGTCTGCTTACTTCATAGCCGAACGATTGAATGATGTCTGCTACTACATCCCTTGATAGTCTTAGTTTTATATCCGCTAGTTCTGCCGATGTTTCAGTATCGTGCTTTATGTTTTGTCGTGCTTGCTGTTTGAGTTGTTTTCTTGTTTCAGCAAGCTCTACGAGTGGTTGGCAGTCAAATGAGATTCCTTCGTTGTATTTATACTCACAGTCGAAATATCCCATAAATGCACCGACCTTATTATTTACTTGCTTGTCGATGAATGGGTAAACGATTTCAAGCTCTTTTAGAAAGTCAAAGTAATGCTCTCCTTTTGGAATATTTATAGCGTGTAAAATAATTCTAAATCTATCAGCAACAAGTCCTTTTTTTTCTTTGCGGTGTGATTTAGTGGTACAGATAAAATATTTATAGTCTTTGAATATTTCCTCTGCACCTAATATGCTAAGACCATCATCTATATCAAACACGATAATATTCTGCTCGTTGTTACTCCAATTATCCCTTATCTTTTTACCGTTATTGAACGTATAAGGCGAATACTGTCTGTAATCGCTTTGAACAATCTTGTGTAAGTTTCCGAACTCGATTGTTTTTGTTTGGTAGATTGGCTCTGCTGTTAAGTACATTGCGTCAATCAGCTTGACTTTTAAATCCATTGGTACTTCTAAGTATGAGATGTGTACTTGTGTTTTCATCCTGCAAGTCCTCTCAAAAATCCGTTATCCTTGTTGTTTACTTGGTATTCAACTACCTCGCACATTTTCGTTGAGATTGTTCTATACCCATCAAGCTTTGTTTCAATAACGCCTTCTTTGTCGTTTTGTCTATTTTTAAAAACTTGGAGTTCTCTTTTGGATGGGTCGTTTTTAACCTTACGATACACAAGCACAATATCCGTGTCGTAAATTTGGTCTCCGCTTCCCTTGATAGATACACGACCTGTTTTTAGATTTTCTTCTGATATTTGATTGATTAGGACTATGATGATGTCGTTCTGCTGTGTAAGCTTTGATAACTCACTTGAAATCTGAGAGATTTTTTTATGGTCATCCATTGCGCCTTCAACTTCAAGTTTCATTTTTGAATCAATTACAAAGAACTTCACGCCCTCTTTTGCATATAGAAGAACTTCACGCTTTAGTGTTTCAAGGTTTCGGCTGTGTATGTCTATGACTAAGTTTCTGCGGTGTGCGTCTGTTATGCCGAAGTGTCTTATCTTGTTAAGCGTTATTCTATCGCTCATCTCAAACCCAAAGAACACTGATTTTGAGTAGGCTGATATGTTCATAAGCATTTCAAGCATAAGCGTTGATTTTCCTGCACCTGATTCACCGATAAGATTGATGAACATTCCCTCTTCAAAACCACCGTCAAAGTGATTGTCAAGCAGTGCTATGCCTGTTGCTCTCTTTGGTGCTATTGGCTTCTTGGATACTCTTTCCTCAAACTCTCCAAGCGTTTCACCGTTATGCTTTAGAAGCTCATTGTATTTTGTCTCTAGGATGTTTTTGTTTTCTTCAATAAGTCTATTTATTTCGATGATTCTTTTTTCATCGGAAGTGCTTTTTAATTCAGCTTGTAAGGAATGAATCTGTACTCTGATTAGTTCTGTTACGTTGTTAATCATTTGAAGCCTCCTTGTCCTCTATGAATTGCTTCATAGAATCAAGCCTTAGCACTCTTTCTAGATCTCTTGGGAAGTTAAGTGAGTGTTCTGCTATTATCAAGTCTGCTATCTGTTTGATGGAATATCCTTTTGCTACTAAGGCTAAGAACATCTTTTTTGCTTTGTCTTTGCTTCCACCTCTTCTACCAAATTTAGCTTTTAGAAAAGAGATGCTGTATTCCTTCCATATTAAGCTGAATTTTTCACTTAAAACTGCATCATCCCCCTGCATTTTTGCAGGTATATATATCTCTTTAACCTTACCTATACTAGGCGTACAAGTTGGATACGATGTGGATACATTTTCTTTACTAGTGCTTAAAGTGTATGCTAAATTATCCTTTACATCTAGCATTTTTCGCTCTTCTGTATGAGCTGTTTTTTTAAATCTATCGTTTTGTATGTAGTTATGTATTCTCCAGTGTTTTATAACTATCACGCCACTCTCGAACCCTAATAAAAATTTCTTTTGGAATAATAGTTGAGCATCTACATCTGTCGCACCAACCGTTCTTTGTATCCTTTTTGGGCTATTTACAAATCCCTCATCATCAGCTTCAAGTAGTAAGTGAAAATACAAGTTTTGTGTTGATGATGGCAAGTCTAAAAAAGCATCTGAGTGGATTATTTTTTTGCTAATCATTCTGCGTTCTGCCATTTTGTCCTCCTAGCAATTAAAGCCATAGGCATTTGCTATATAATCACAGCAGTCATCAATAGAGTTTCCTCTAAAAACAATAGAGTAGTAATTTTCTAAAACATCAAATTTGTTTGATTCAAAATCTCTACCTATACAGATGTTTAAATCTCCAAGAGGATATACCTCTATTATGTGGTGTGTATCAGTTGTTGCGCTCATACTGCCAACCTTACAAGCTTTGCGGTGTTGTGTGTAACAGAACATTTTTTAGTTGTTCCATCTTCTAAAAGCACTCCCATCTCTATGAGTTCTTTCACTCTTCCGCATACTGAATTGATTGGGTACTCTCTGCCTGACATATAAGAGTATTTTGCTATTTCAGCTCTTGTCATTGGACGCTTGTCCATCTCTTCGAGTGTTCTAACGATTGCCTGTCGTGCAGGGCTTAGGGCATTTGTTGCAAGTAGTTGCTGATATGCCATCTGTGAAGTGTGTGCAGTCATAAGTTTTCCTTGTTTGGTTCTTATGCTTACAAGGAGGGTGCGGAAGAACCACCAGACCGCCCCATGTAAACATTCTGTAAGCCCTACTCAGTTAAACTTTTGGGGCAACGCTCGTTGTCTTGGCGCAGAAACTTTGGTCGGTCTCCTGCGCCTTGTTTTAAATAGTGGGTGCAACACCATCGAACGCACAATATGCGCTCTGTGGAATCTAATCCATAACCTCTGATAATATTTTTATCACTCCTTTTTCTTTCAGAGCTTTTATAAAATACTTCAAAGCTAATCTTCCAAATTCACTACTGTTTTCGTATCCATCACCACCAAAGTTTCTCATAGCTCTTTCAATTTCGAGAAGAGTTTCTGTATTAAGTTTGATGTTTAATTGCTTATCCATTCGGTGTTCTTCGGTTACCAACTGTTATCCTTCCATTACTTTTTTTGTTGGAGTAGAATTTAAATAAGAAGATAAATCAGCCCACGCTGTAAAAGGAATCTTGTGGATCTGGTTCAGCTTCAACATATTCTCATAGTCTGGTTTGCGTGTTCCGTTCAGGATTGACCTGACGGTTGAATCCGCGTAGTATTGTTTAAGGGTTAGTTTTAGTTTTTCTCTTTCCATAAGGCTAATGATACACTCTGTATCTTTAAAAGCAAATTAAATGAAGATACGAAGTGTATCTGCCAATGAAGTATAATTTTATAAAGGAGCTACGATGTCTTTTGGTGAAAATTTAAAAAAAATAATGGCAGAAAAGCAGATGACGGCTGACACTATCGCTAAGAGGATGGGAGTGTCGCGTGGGTCTATCACGCACTGGTCAAATAGTATAAGGTTTCCCAAGAGTGATGACCTCATTCGCTCGTTGGCTTCCGTTCTGGGGGTAACAGAGCAGGAACTTATCAACCCAAACAATAAAAAACTCTATGCGCAGTATGATAATATCGTTATGATAGACAAGCTCGACATGAGAGCAGGCGCAGGCTCTGCTGGGATTCTTGATGTACCGCACGAGCGCAATAAAGTTGCTGTCGATAAACTTATTATTAACGGATTAAACCCTAAGCACTTAAAGCTCATAGAAGTTATAGGCGATAGTATGTACCCAGAATTTAGAGAGGGCGACCTTGCGATGCTTGATATGGTGAGTGGTCGCAACGGCTTCGCTAAGATTGGCGGTGTGTACGTGGTGCGCGTCAACGATGTGATATACATTAAAAAAGTAGAGTTTCTGCCAGATGGTAAGTTGAAGCTCATTTCTATCAATAGAGACTACGGTGATATGTACCCACATGACGAAGGTTATGACTATGAAATACTTGCTAAGGTTTGTGGCAAGATTCACATTGAGAAGGGATTGACGTTTGATAAGCAGGGGATTGAGTGATGATTGATTGGTTAAATAGTGTACCAAAGGCACGTAGGTTTTTCATCGTCATTACCTTCTGCTGGTTTTTTATATCAGCACACTTCTATATAGTAATGTCGTCGCCAGAGTTTCCACAGCCTATGATTGGCGTTGTTGTATTTTTTAATGCTCTTGTCATTTTCTCTTGGGGATTATGGTGGGTCTTTAAAAAATAGCCTCTTTTTTTCTTCTTTTCCCTCATCCTATACTTTTGTCTCACAAAGATACGATTTGTATCATTTTTTCAGCGTACTTTAAAGATACATTTTGTATCATTCTTGCATCGGAAGTCAATCTTCCACGTTCTACAACTTACTAAGACTTCCCCTGATAATTAAACGCTCTTCACTCGGGCGGTATCCTAGGGGGTTTGACGTTGAGCGTCATCTAACGAGTCTTGTCAACCGTACTTTTTCCTAAGTGCTTCACGGAGCTTTTAGAAAAATTTACCCGAAAGGATTTGTTATGGCAACGATCAGAGAGATGATTGAGTTTTTAGAGAGATTTCCACAAGATGGAGAGGTTCGTATTTCAGTATCTGATAGCTATTCACAATACGGAGAGAGTGCAAAACTAGCACCGTTTGATGTAGGAAGCCACGCATTCAACACGGATGCAAACTGGTTAACGCTAAATGTGTCTTTGGATAAAAACGAAGGCAAAAATCCAAAAATAACATTTCGCTCATAAGTTTTAAAAGCCCATTACGGTGGGCTTCATAAAATTTACCCAAAAGGATTACAAATGAGTCACGCAGACATAGTTGAGCATATGATGGATAGACAACTATCAAACTATTACAGAGAGCAAGAGGAACTCGAAAGAGCAGAAGAGCAAGCCTACGATGAGTGCGAAAAGGTTATAGACGAAGAAATTAAAAAGTTTGCCAAAACTATAAAGGCAACGATTAAGTATTACGGTTTCGATGCAAGCAGATTGCTCGATGATTATATTATGGAGTCAGTTCATTCGGAGGTATTACAATGAGTATCTATTCAAGTTTAAGCAAATTTCACAAGGAAGTGGGGACTATCAAAAAGTCCTCCAATAACCCACACTTTAAAAGTAAGTACGCAGACATTAACGTGGTCTTGGATGCTATCCGTGAGCCACTAGAAAAAGCGGGTTTGTGTTTCGTTCAGCTGCCTATGCAAGGCGGTTTAAAAACGATTTTAGCCACCGTTGAAGGCGATGAGCAAATAGAGAGTTTTCTTGAATACGAACTATCAAAGAAAGATATGCAAGGGCTAGGGTCGGCAATCACCTACGCTCGCAGATATGCTCTTGTCTGTATGCTCGGCTTAGAGGCTGAGGATGATGATGGCAACGAGGCTTCAAAGAAGGAAGATAAGCTCACAGGGGAACAGGCTGCTGAGATTATGCGCCTTATCGCTCAAACCGAAACCGAGCAAGATAAGCTTTTAGCTTACTTCAAAGTCGATTCAATCTACAAGCTACCTTATCAGCAGGTCGTTAAATCGCTTCAATCAAAACTCGCAAAGGCTTCATAATGAAAGTAATAAATCTTGAGCAGGGAGGGGCTGAATGGCTCGCCTCCCGCAAGGCAACTTTTAACGCTTCTGAATGTGGAGCGTTATTTGAGTGTTCACCGTTTGTGCCTCGCAACCAAAAAGAACTCGCAGAGGTTAAGTATCACGGTAGAGAAATCTTCAAAAACAAAGCTATGACCGCTGGGCTTGAAGCTGAACCGCTAATCAGAGCGTATGCCGAAGAGCTTATCGGTGAACCGTTAGAGCCTATTGTTGGATGTCACGATAACGATGAGAGATTTAGAGCCTCGCTTGATGGTATTAGCTTTGATGGTACCAAAATCCTTGAGGCTAAAAACTCTAAAGGCACTTATGAGTACGTTGTTAAAAATAATAAAGCACCACACCACTACTTCTTGCAAGTTCAGCACCAATTGTTTGTAAGCGGAGCAAATTGGTGCTTGTTTGTATCTCGCAACCCTGAAACAGGATTGATGGTACCTTTGGTTATCGAGCCTGATATTGAAATCCAAAACGAGCTTTATTGTAAATGGATTGAGTTTGAAACTAACTTCAAAAACGCACCTGCACCCGAAAGCGAAGAGCGAACTGATACAGAATGGGAAATGGTTGCTTTGAAGCTTAGAGAGATTAACCAACGCAAGAAGGAACTCGAAGAAGAAGAGAGGGAGTATAAGGATGCGCTCTTGGCTATGGCGTGCGGAACTAAAGCGTCTGGGTTTGGCGTAACGGTTTATCCCACTACGAAAAAATCCGTTGATTACAAAACGCTGATAGCTGAAAATAATCTCGATGTAACGCCTTATCAAAAGGAATCTATCTCGTGGGCTGTGAGAGTGTCATAAAGAGGCGTAGCACGCCTCACAATCGCTTTTATCATAGTGTGCTTAGAGATTTACACGCTAAGGCATTAGAAGCTCATTTAACCGTTGAAAATATGAATTTTCTAAAGCAGGGCCTCAAACAACTTGACCCTGATTTTCCTCCCATATCCACTTCACAAGCAACCGACAAACAACTTGTTCACCATATCGAATTTATCGTTATGTATCTTGGGCAGTTTGGCTTGTCACCGAGTTACGTTGAAGAAGAGTGGGAACGGATCAAACAATCAGCAAGGAAATGAAAATGTTAATTTCACACACTAAATCAGAAATCACACGCAAGTACATTCTTAGACTTATGGAAAGGATGCTCAATGAGTTACGGTGAGCAAAGATTTGTAAAAGTCGCATACTCGGATGTAATGGAATATGTGGAAGGTGCTGAAAGGCTAAAGGAAATCATCAAAATCAGAGATGACGAGATAACCGAATTACGAAAAGAAGTTGCTCGGATGATTCACCAAAACAACGAGCTTGATTCAAAGTCAAAAAGACAAAGCCGAATCATAGAACAGCAGAAACAAAAGTTGCTAAGACAGCCAAACAAGGTAATCATCGAAGAAGTGTTACCTATTTTTTCATTTCAAAAATACGCATAAGGAAAATAAATGTTTGTAGCAGTAAATCAAGTTTTTACACTTGGAAAAGATATTGAGTTAAGTTATTTGCCAGATGGCACAGCAATAGCCAAAATGAGTTTAGCCTCTTCGGATAGAGTAAAGAAAAAAGGTGAATGGGAAGATGAAACCTGTTGGTGGAATGGTACATACTTTGGTAATCACGCAGAAAAAGTAGCAGGTAGCGCAACTAAGGGTGATTTTATTGAAGTTAGAGGTGTTGTAAGGTCTAACGATTGGACGGATAAAGAAGGCAAAAAACATAGCGACAAATACATTAATATTGAAAAAGTTAAGACACTTACCAAGAAGCCACAATCTACACAACAAACCAAACCGTTACAAAAAACCGTGCCAACTTTAGCTGTTGAGCCGTCTGATTATGACGATGATGAGATTCCATTTTAGCCTTTACAGCTTCCACATCGGTGGAGGCGATAAAAACTAAATCAGGAGACCGACCAATGGATTATTTAAGACAAACAATGAGAGTAAAGCAGATAGCTTCTGAGTTTGGTGTAGCACCTTCAACCGTTTGGAATTACTCAAAAAATGGAATATTGACACCAATAAAAATAACAAAAGGTATAACAATTTTTGAACGGAGAGAGGTTGAAGCTCTTTTTTGTTCAAAAATAAAAGATATTGAAAAAGAAGATTTAAAAACCCAAATAGAGCTTAAATATGGCGTAAGGAAATAAAAAATGGATTACGAACAACTAATGGCATACGCAGGCTTTGGCTTGATTGTGTTGGGGAATATGTTACAGGGTTATTGGGGATGACAGCAAATTGCAAAATATGTGGAAAAGAGTTTAACAAAATAAAAAAAGCCTTAACGTGTTCCAAAGAGTGCAGTGCTGAAAATCTTAGGCGGTTGAAATATCAGCCAAAAAACGAAACCTATATTTGCAAGATGTGTGGCAAAGAGTTTGTGAGAACTAATTGTGCGGTGACGTGTTCCAAAAAGTGCAGTAACGAGCGCAGAAAAGAGTTGAAGCGAAGAGCCTACAGCGTCAAAGAGAAGCCTAAAGATAGATATTTTGAGCGCATACGACTAAGGATGTGGCGCATTAAGCAAAAAGTGATGAGGAGATTTCAATGAGTCCGCAATTAGAAGCAGTCTATGACTACATGATAGAGAGAGGCATGAGGCTTAAAGGGCATAGGGTAAAGCATAGGGATAGATTAGATTATGCTGATAACTCTATCGCTGAGCTTTATATCGAACTCTCAACCAAGCGAGGTGGATTGACAGTGTTTATCAATCACTTGGTAGAACAAGGCGTGTTTAGCAGTTTTGAAAATGCAAAGCACACACTAAGAAACTACGCTCAATCGGTAGGGTATGTGCAGACGCATGATAAACGCATGCTGATTAGAAGTATGTATAAAAAGTTTGAGTTTAACCCTATGACTCGTGACATTGAAAAATGGAATAAAAAACTACAAGAAGTTTGGGAGGGGGTTGCATGAAAGATTCAATCATAGCAGCAGTATTTCTAGCCTGCTGCGGTGCTTACGTTTACTCAGTAGTTGCAATCGGCAAAGAGTATGACGAGAAGCTAAAAGCCTACCAAGAAGCCAACGCAATCTTAGAGGAGAAGCTTGATAGTTATCGCATGGGTGAGGCTGAGTGTAAGGCTGTGTTGGTTCATACGGTACAAGAAGGTGTGCGCTTGACTGAGCTTATCGTTAAAAATAAGGGGAAAAAGTGAAATACATAGCAACGATAAGCGGAGGCAAGGACAGCGTGACTCTATGTGACCTTCTTCTTAAAAATAATTACCCAGTTGATTACATCGTATTTAATGACACGCTTGATGAGTTTGATGAGATGTATGTGTATCTTGACAAGGTCGAGGCTTATTTCAAGCGTAGATATGGGAAAGAAATTATACGGACTAAGCCTGACAAAACACTTAGAGAGCATTATTTTCACCGAAAAACAAAAGGTGACCATATTGGTGAAATGGTTGGTTTGCCTAATGCGACAGATGGCTTTTGCGAGTGGAGAGGAATAGCAAAAAGAGATGCTTTTGATGATTTTTTTAAAGACATTGGAGAGCATCAAATCTATATAGGCATCACTCTTGATGAAACAAAGCGTTGTGATAGGACTAAAAATTTTCTCTATCCACTCGTTGATGATTTCAAAATGCGTGAAAGCGATTGTAAACAATATCTCATTGAGCAAGACATGGAGAATCAGCTTTATCGTCATTTTCAACGCACTGGATGTAAAAAGTGCCAATATAAAAGCGATAGAGCTTGGTTTAATACATGGAAATATTATCCATATGTTTGGCAAGAATTAAAAGCTTTAGAAGCTGAAATCAGTGAGTGTCAAAATGTATTTTCAAAAAATACTTTTACGAACTTTAGAACGTGTGCAGATATGGAAAAGCTATTCAAAAAAACAGAAAAACAAGGCACTCTTTTTGACTTATCCGATGAGCCATTAAAAGATTGTTTTTGCAAAATCTAAGGATAAAAAATGACAACAGACCTATACGCAATAGCCTTGTGCTTTTCTTCGCTGGCGTTAATATACGTTGTGTGCGAGCTTTTCGAGCTGTGCAAAAAAATAGATAAGGAGTTGGAAGATGTGTCTTGAACTACTCTTTACAGCGCAGATGCTTTTCTCGTTGGCATCAGAACACAACACAGATGGGCGTTATATATCAGAGGAGATGGAAGTACAGCGTGCTTCTTGGTATATAAAGCAATATCGCTTATGTATCCTTGAAGAAAGCAGTTTACTTAAAGGACAACAATGAATTACTTAAAGGAGAACAGATGAAGGCATTAGAACTACTCTTACAGTATCAATATGCTGATGAGATTGGTGGTGGGATGATGAAAGATGAAATTAATGAAGTCATAGCAGAACTCGAAGAGCTTATGAAGCCTAAGAGTTGTGAGGGGTGTAGGTGGAAGTATGAGCCTTATAGTGAAAACTTGCCTTGTTGTAGTTGCGATAGAAGTGTAGGAATTGACTATTACGAGCTAAAGGAGACTAAATGAAGCTACACGAATTGAATGAAGGTCAAATATTCATAGCCGCTAAAGAAAAGTATCTTCTTGTGTGCAAAGAAATAAAAATGGAAGGGTACTACTCTTGCGTGAAACTTTGGAACAACGCACCAATGTTGGTGAATATCAATAATGATGTGGAGGTGTTAGATGACTAGGGAAGGCATTAAAGAATATTTGATGCAAATAAACGAGGCTCCTGAGCCAATAAACAGATGGAAACCTGATATTTTATGTGAATTAATAGACCAAATCTACCATGACTTTGAAGAAGGTATTGATAAAGCCCTAAAGATAGCAGAAGAAAATGGATACCACGATGCTTATGATTTATTGATGGATATAAAGGAGAACAGATGAAGGCATTAGAGTTACTACAAAGCAACAAACACGAACCAAAGGAGAACCTATGAAGCTTATAAAATGTACTTTTCAATGTGATAAGTGGGGTTTGTATATAACTCCTCTTGTTGGATACTCAAATACGGATAAAGGAATAAATATTTGGTTTGGATGGCTCAAGTGGTTATACACTATTGAGCTAAAAAATAAGTAAATCCTATGCTTGATGTGGAGGTGTTAGATGACACGAAGTGAAGCTTTAGAAGATGTACATTTTTATAGACAAAGAGGCACTGAATATTTACATGTAAAAGACGTATCTATGTTTGCTCTTATTCATAAAATCTACGATGACTTTGAAGAAGCAACATCAATAGAAAAACGCAAAGCGTACCTTGATGGCTCGAATGATTGCTTTAAAGCGTTGAAGGAAGCGGGGAAGTTGAAATGAGTATCTATTCTGAGGTTCTTATGCAGATAGCAGGACTTACAACACTTGGCATGTTGATTGTATGTATTGCTGGAATAATTGAGTCGGAGCAAATAAAATGAAGCGTAGCACGATTGAACTCTACGGAATCAACCCGATGGACTTAGCGGATATGCCCTACAAGGATGCGCTCATAGCGTGCAAGGAAGGTGCAAAAAAGAGGCTTTATGAAGTGATGCAAGACAACTTCAACAAAAGAGATGATGCGCTGGCAAACGACATAGGTAAAGCGCAGGAATGGTGCAATGCAAAGTTAGGAGAAATAGAATGATAAAAGTAAAAAAACTAAACGAAAAAGCAGAGCTTCCAAGATACGCTCACGATGGAGATGGTTGTTTCGACCTCTTCGCCACCGGTGATGTGAGTTGGGAATACAACAATGGCATTCTAAACGCTACTGTGCCGATTGGTTTAGCGTTTGAGATACCGTATGGCTACACGATGTTTGTATTCTCACGTTCAGGTCATGGATTTAAATATGGTGTGACTTTAGCAAACTGTACGGGTGTTATAGACAGCACTTACAGAGGTGAGGTTGTAATTAAATTGACAAGCCATAACAGAGTTTTTGATATTGAGCGTGGTGTTAAGGTGGCCCAAGCGTGCATCATTGCAACACCGATGCAATACTTTGATGTTGTTGAAGAGTTGAGTGATAGTGAGCGTGGTGAGAAAGGCTTTGGTTCTACGGATAAGGAGAAGCTATGACACGAGAAAGATGGGCTAAAAGAAACTTCAAACCAACAAAGCTTCCACATCATCACTATTGGGAAAAGACAGAGATGACAGATAAAGAGTTGTGGTTTACCACGTTTAACGCAGTTGCTTCTTCTGTTGGATGTCAAGCATTGGATACAGCAACAAATTGGGCTGATAAAGCAGTAAAACATTGGAGAGAAAATTATGAGTTATGTTCATAGATGCCTTTCCTGCAATGGCAAATTAACACTAATACGCTACGCAGACACAAAGCGTACGGTGTGGAAGTGTACGAAGTGTGAGTATGAAGAGGAAATCAGTGATGATTATGAAGGAGAGAGTAAATGACACCAACACCAAAAGACAACACGTTTTTAGCAAATATCGGCTATCCATATTATGTATTAGCGCATTGGAGTAACGCATTTGAAAAGTATGTATTTGCAG